GGCCAAAAAGCCTCGCACAATTGAGATTAGCTAACTAAGGATAATATTATGAATGGCAAGAAATGTTTGATTCTCAAAATGGTTGGTGGCGAAGAGATCATGGGAATGGTTGAAATACAAAAAGGTAATGTCGCTTACGGTCTGTTCGGGCTTGACGCGAAAACTATCTTCATAACCAATCCAGTGACTTTGTTAGTAAAACCAGTAGAGGGTGATGTGAGCGGTCAATATCATCTTGCCATGACACCTTGGGTAGCTTTTTCCTCAACGGGGGAGATTCCGATCTTCCCCCATTCCGTTGTTGCAGTCTACGAACCAGAAGAAGGTATTGCAGAAGACTATATGGAAACGTATGGTGATGTTGAGAACATGGTCACTTTCACCAGTGCGCGGGAGTTAAAGGAGACCACTCACTGATGTATGAGTATGCATGCAAGGTTGTTAGGGTAGTCGATGGCGACACTGTTGATGTGGACATCGATCTTGGTTTTGACGTTGTACTGCGGAAACAAAGGATTCGGCTGTATGGCGTTGACACCCCCGAATCTCGCACTCGCGACAAGGAAGAAAAAAAGTACGGGCTATATGCCAAGCAATGGTTGAAGAATGCACTTGGCAAGAACGCTATCATTCGCACAAAGAAAGATGGTCGCGGAAAGTTCGGAAGAATTCTGGGTGAGTTTGTCATCTACGATCCAGTGTACGATCAAGAGACTACGGTCAATTCAGTAATGATTCGTGATCACATTGCAGTAGAGTATCACGGTCAGTCTAAAGAAGAAATTCAAGAACAGCACATCAAGAATCGCGAATTTCTTGACATCTGATAACAGATTTCGTATAATATGGTATCGCTTGGAGATACTATGCACTTTTATACCTATGTAAAACACTATGGTAATGAAATGCTTGTCCGTGAAATTGACGGGCGAGAGAGAATAATCAAAAGAGAAAGACCAGAGAAGACTGCTTTCCGTCCGTGTTTCTTTCACGCGACTAACGAAGATACTCCCTATCGAAACATCTATGGTCAACCACTGAAGAAGGTGGAGTTTAATACCAACAAAGATGCCACCGCCTTTTACAAAAAGTATGAAGGCGTTGAGAACGCGCCTAAGATCTATGGCAATAAAGATTATTGTTATCAGTATATCAGTGAGCATTGGCCCTCTGAAGAGGTCAACTTTGATCCTAGCAAAATTAAAATCTTCTCTCTGGATATAGAGACTACGGTAAACGAAGGTTTCCCAGATGTGGAGACCGCCAACGAAGAAGTGTTGTTGGTTACCGTTCAAGACTCTCGCTCTAAAAAGATATACACATTCGGCACCGCACCGTGGGAGCGCGGTGAAGAAACCAAAGAGTATGATGTAACATACTTTGAGTTTGCCACCGAAGAAAACATGCTGAAGGGTTTTCTAAACTGGTGGTCAGAAAACTACCCAGATGTTATTACTGGCTGGAACACTAAGCTTTTCGATATCCCGTATCTAATTACTCGCGTTGAGAATCTACTGGATGAAAAGTGGAAGTGGGAACACGATACTAAAGAGTGGCCTGCCAAGTGGCGAAAGATGTTCAGCCCATTCAAACTTCTTCACAAAAAAGATGTCTTTATTCAAAATCGTTCATACAAAACATATGACGTGTGGGGCATCGCCCAGCTTGACTACCTTGATCTGTACAAAAAGTTTACCTATGTAACTCGCGAGACTTACAAGCTAGATCACATTGCTGACGTTGAGTTGGGTAGGAAAAAGCTGGAGAGCGGGTTTGACACTTTCCGCGAATTCTATGAAAAGGATTGGGACCGCTTTGTAGATTACAACATTATCGATACTGTTCTTGTTGACATGCTAGAAGACAAGATGAAGTTGATTGAACTATGTTTGACGATGGCGTATGACGCAAAGTGTAACTATGAAGACGTGTTCTCCGCTGTACGCACGTGGGATTGTATTATCTATAACCACCTATTGAAAAAGAATATTGTTGTTTGCCCAAAGAAAGAAAACATTAACAAGTCTATTGCGGGTGCGTTTGTTCAAGAACCCATCCCAGGTCGCTATGAGTGGGTGGTGAGTTTTGATGCCACGTCTCTGTACCCATCTATCATTATGCAGTACAACATGTCACCAGACACCTTGCTGTTTGATGAGATGCCCAAGAAGGTGACTGTGGACGGTATGCTTGACAGAGAGGATACAGGGCCGCTGAAGGGCGCTCTGGCGGCAAATGGCACACAGTATCGCAAGGATCGCCTCGGCCTGTTTCCAGAGGTGGTAGATAAGTTTTTCCAAGACCGCCAGAAATACAAGCGATTGATGATCGAAGCGCAAAACAATTACGAAAAGACAAAAGATAAAAATCTTTTAAATGATATTTCAAAATATAATAACTTTCAGATGGCCCGTAAGATTCAACTGAACTCACTCTATGGTGCGATGGCGAATCAGTACTTCCGATACTATGACACGCGAATCGCAGAGGGTATTACTCTCACTGGTCAGTTTATCATTCGCGAAACTGCGAAGTCGCTTGACAACTATCTAAATAAGATGTGCGAGACGGAAGGTGAGGTCTACAGCTTTTATTCGGACACCGACTCTTGCTATGTCTCTCTGAAAAATGTCGTAGAAAAGTTCTTAAATGGACAAAAGTTTGATAACATTATCACTGCACTGGACAAGTTCTCTGAAGACAAGATTGAAAAAACAATCTCTCGCGCCATGGATGACATTGTAAACTATACTGCCGCGTATAATAAATCCCTAGTCTTCAAGCGAGAGGCGATTGCTGATGGTGGTGTGTGGGTCGCCAAGAAACGATATGCCATGAATGTGTTTGACAATGAAGGCGTTAGATATGAAACACCAAAGCTGAAAGTTCTTGGTCTAGAGATTGTCAGATCTTCTACTCCAGCACCAGTTAGAGAGAGCTTGAAGGATGCTATCAAAATATGTCTGAGTGGATCTGAAGATGAACTTCAAACATACATAAAAAATCTGCGAGAAGAATTTAAAGCGATGGAACCAGAAGAGGTTTCTTTCCCGCGCTCATGTAACAACTTATCAAAATACACGGATGAACTGGCAGTCTACAAAAAGGGAACACCGATTCACGTAAGAGGATCTATACTCTTCAATCGCGAGTTAAAAAAACAGAAACTCACATCTAAGTATGAGAGAATACAAGAGGGCGACAAAATTAAATTCCTGTATCTGAAGGAACCAAATCCTATCAGTGAAAATGTAATCTCTTTTTCTGGTAGGCTACCAAAAGAATTTAATTTACATATCTATGTTGATTATGATACAATGTTCAATAAATCTTTCTTAGAACCTATTAACACGGTGGTCAAAATCTTGGGGTGGGAAACCGAAAAGAGAAACAAGCTTGATCATCTATTTGCATAAGGGGAAATATTATGAGTCTTGTTGAGAAGTTGAAAAAGAATTCAAAAATCAAAAGCACTGAGATTTTTGAAAAGTCAAAGTTTTTTGTTGCAAAAGATATGATCCAGACAAGTGTGCCAGCTATTAATGTGGCGCTCTCTGGTAAACTTGATGGTGGCTTGACACCTGGGTTGACCGTGTTTGCTGGCCCGTCTAAGCATTTCAAAACTGCATTTGCTCTGTTGCTCGCAAAGTCATATCTTGATAAGTATGAAGATGCCGCGATCCTGTTCTATGATTCTGAGTTTGGTGCACCGCAATCCTACTTTGATAATCTTGGTATTGACACGTCCCGCGTTGTTCACACTCCTATCATGGACATTGAAGAGTTGAAGCATGACTTGATGACTCAGCTTTCCGAACTTGAACAGGGCGATAGAGTGATGATTGTTGTAGACTCACTTGGCAATCTTGCGTCAAAGAAAGAAGTGGAAGACGCAAAGGATGCTAAGTCTGTTGCTGACATGACTCGCGCAAAGCAAATGAAATCTCTGTTCCGTATGGTTACCCCATACTTTACAACAAAAGATATTCCCGCAGTTGTTGTGAATCATACATACAAAGAGATTGGACTGTTCCCAAAAGATATTGTTTCTGGTGGAACTGGTGTCTATTACTCTGCCGATAACATCTTTATTGTTGGTCGGCAACAGGAAAAGGATGGTAAAGATATCACGGGATACAATTTCATTATTAATGTAGAAAAGTCTCGTTTCGTGAAAGAGAAAAGCAAAATCCCGCTGAACGTTACATGGGATTCTGGTATTAGCAAGTGGTCTGGTCTCATGGACATGGCGCTTGATTCTGGTCACGTTACGAAACCATCTCAAGGATGGTATCAGCGAACTGGCGACGAAACTAAATA